AACGCCTGGATGAACTCCAGAACCTTCTTTTGCTGTGGTGTTAGCTCTCTCATAAGTAGGCGCTACGTCCCGTCTCTAAACCTTTGTTTTTAAAAAATATATCCCGGGGGGTGTACAAAAACCGATATGCGAACTGATGTTCCCATAATCTGACTGTTTAAACAAGGGAGGGAGAAAAAGAAAAGGGGGGGTTGACATCATAAGGGGGGGGTGGTGGGATGTGAGTTTTATACTGTATACAGCGTGGGTGTGTGGCTGTGCGTTAGGGGGGGTGGGGGCCGGTGGGGTCGAGCCAGGCTGAAATCCAGCAAGGACGGGGGTTTAGCGTGATTTGGCTTGTTTAAACGGCTTCACGTTGTCGAGCAAAGCCAAGCTGGACTTGAGTTCTTCTTTCAATTGACTTGTTGACACTTCTTCTACTTTGCTTTCGACTTTATCTGTAAACATACCGACTGCTCTGCCCATCAATTCAAGTGCCTTTAGCTTTGTCCCTTCCTGTTTGGCTTTCTCAGCGTGTTCCATCAGTTGCTCCATAACGTGTCTGCGTGTCGCAATGGCATCGTTGATGATGCTTTCTCTGGAGGAGTGCCAGAGACCCTCGACTAATGCACTAACCCGTGGATTCTTCAGAAGCTTGTTCGCACTACTGGCGTGGCTGGCGGCATTGTCGGACTTGACTTCATAGGCTTTTTCGTAGGCTTCCCTTGGACTATGGCCTTGTAGGATCAGGCTTGCGAATGCTTTTTGTCGGGGCGTGGTTCTTGTCCTGTCCTTACTCTTATCACCTATTGGTCTACCGTCTTTACGCTTCTTGACTTGAACGCCCGCCACCGATGCTCGCAGACGCTCGCTAATCTCTAGCCCTGCGGCTGGTTCACTTTCACCGTTATCTATATCGACAATAGTGTCTTGATCTAGCGTCTCGATAAGCTTGCTCTTGTCCATCACCCGATTCCTTTACCCTGTTTAAACGAACCTGCCACCAGAGAGCAGGGTCAATTTTTGATCCTGAACAATTGTACAGTTGTTGTTGCAGATAAGCCACACTTATGCCGTGTCTGTTCGTACTTAGGGACTTCCCCTATGTTGTAAACCCCCTACAGGTTTACTAGGGATTACACCTATTTTTGCCCGAATGTGATCAATGTCACACAAAGGGGGTTGACACGCTTGTTTAAACACTATTAGTCTTCAGTCTGGTTTACTTTCATTTACTAGGAGGCTTAAAAATGAATGACTATCCACCAGAGTATGACCAAGAATATCTCGACAACAGTTTGCTTGCCGAGGCCTTTCCCGATGCCAAGGGTCTGGGTGATCTGTATCGCCAGACCTACAAATACACCGAATGTGGGCCTTGGTTAAGCGCACAAATCCAATACATCAAGGTGCTTGAGCCTGATGGGTTCGACGATTACCCGCACGAGCAAGAAGTGTCCGAATGGGTGCATTCAGACGATCTGTATCGCCTTGGTACATGGTCGGATATGGATGCCAATGGGGTGCTTGTCACGGCCCTGATGGTTGGCTCGATTGTCGAGGGTTGCGACAATGATGGAACAGGTAAATATGAATTAGAAGTCAAGCACCTTGATGAAGAACCCCAAGAGTTTGCCGAGCGTTTTTACGAGGCCGTGGACGAGGTCAATGCCGAGGCCAATTCCATTTGGAATGATACGCATGGTTGCGAAACTTGTGCCAAGCATTGGCATGAAGAGGGGTTAGACAACTGGGAATATGGCAGGTTTGAAGGTAATGATGGCATTACACCTGTGTGGGAAAACTGCCCTGATTGTGAGGGCGATGGTGTTTGTATTTAATTTTCAATCAGTCTGACTGACGAGGCTTGAATAGCCGAAACCCCCTGCGGGGGTCTCAGACAACCAACCCGGAGGCTCAAACCATGTTAACCAAAGTGCAAAACGAAAACCTCGCCCTGATCTACGCTCAAGCTTGGTACGCCCTAGAGGGCAAGGCCATTGTCGTGTCAGTCGATCCCAACGGCCTGTTTCAGGTGCATTTCAATGACTCCCATAAAACCCTGTTGCCCGAGTGGAATCGCAAGCTGGGCTTTGGGGAGTTGCTGGATAGTCTGCACCGCATCACCGAAACCCTACAGAGCAAAAAGATCCGCTCTCTTACCGAGAGGGGTTGACAAGTCAGTTTAAACGATGCTATTGTTCGTTTTCGTTGTTTACTTTCATTCGGAGGCTCACTCTTATGGCAACAAATCGATTTCAAACCCGTGAGGACTGGTTGGCTCAAGCCGTGGCTGAGTTGCGGCCCGTGTTCTCTGCCCTCGGTCACCCGCTCCCCGACAACATCAGGGTTGCGTGTGGCTTCCCCTCTTCTAATGCCCGGTCTGCCCTTAAGAGGGCCTTGGGGGAGCATTGGTCTGCCAAGGCATCGGCTGATCAGCACCATGAGATCCTGATCTCGCCCGTTGTGGACGATCCCGTTCGGGTCTTGGGCATCTTGGTGCATGAACTGAGTCATGCCGCTACCGACGGTGATGGTCATAAAGGACGGTTCCCCGCCTTGGTGCGCTCCCTCTCATTGGAGGGCAAGCCAACGGCAACAGTCGAGGGCGAGGCGTTTAAACAGGAATATGCCGCCCTGCTGGATGACTTGGGTGTTTACCCTCATGCCAAGTTGAATGCCGGGGTCAACCGTAAGGTGCAAGGCACTCGTATGCTCAAGGCCTGTTGCCCCGTCTGTCGATACACCGTCAGGCTTACCGCCAAGTGGGCGGCTATCGGTCTGCCTGAATGCCCTGCACCCAATCACCCGCCCCAGTCGCTGGTTCTTTCCTAATCGCTTAAACACTCGGAGGCTCAAAACATGAACGATCAACAGATTCGACTCAATCTTTCCCGGCTCCCCTCACGGGGGCTGGTTGCCGTTGCCAACAATATCGTTGGTAAACTTCATCTTTCAAAGGAAGATGCCGTGGAGACCATCTTCCGCTCGATCAAATCAGGCACTCATACCATTGAAGAGGCCGAGCGGATGGTTGACCAATGGCGGGCGCTTGAAAACAAGGCTAAGTCCGAGTGTAAGGTTGATGACTTGCGAATCGACGAGGCTCTCATCAATATTCAAGACCGCCTCAAGGCGGCTGAACTCAAGGCTCAAGCCGCAGTTGAAAAGGCCGAGCGTGAGGTTCAGGCCAAGCTTGCCGGGGTCAAGGCCGCTGATTCGGGTCTGATCTCCGAGACCATCCGGGCAGAGGTTGCCAAGGTCTTTGCCCCGTTTAAACGGGACACGGCCCCCGAGGTGCTGGCGGAGATCGCTGGTCGCATCGGTCAATTCCGCACCGAGAGGGCTGGCGATATATTCCCGGTCACGGTCTACGATGGCGTGGATTTCTCTGACCTGCGGGTCGGGATCTGGGATGACCCTGCCGCCCCGGCATTGGTTGATGACTACGTTTTCAACCCGGCTCACCTGCATCAAGCATTGATTGCACTTGATGATGCGTTGCCGCATAACACTTGGCTGGCTGGCGAAAGAGGAACGGGCAAGACCGAGTTCGTCACCCAGTTGGCGGCAAGGCTTAAGCGCAAGCTTGTGCGGGTTAACTTTGACGAGGCTCTTGAGCGGGCTGATTTTATCGGGGCCAATACCATTTCAGGCGGTGACGTTGTTTGGGCCGAAGGCATCATCACCAAGGCCATCCAACAGGCCGGTGCGCTGATCCTCTTGGATGAGGTCGGGTTCGCTAGAGCGCAGTCTGTCAGCGTCCTCCACGCCCTGACCGAGCGGTCACCGCACCGTGCTTTGACCATCGCTGAGACCGGGGCGAGAATCCCTGTCGCCTCCCATGTCGCATTCTTTGCCGCTGACAACTCCAACGGTCACGGTGACTCAGGTAACTTTGCCGGGGTCAGGGAGCAGAACACCGCCTTTTTGGATCGATTCGGGTTTACGCTCCGCTTTGAGTATCTCCCCGCCCAAGATGAGGCCGCTCTGATCGTCAAGCGCACGGGACTCACTCCGAGGGCGGCTGAGATCTTGGTTGACTTTGCAGGTGCGGCAAGGCAACAGGCCAAGAACGGTCTGCTGACCCAGCCTCCCAGCCTTCGCCAATTGTTTGCTTGGGCCGGGGCCGTTGCCAAGGGTCTGCCCGTGCATATCGCCTTTCAAAATGCGGTCATCAATAAATTCCCATCGGACTGCGAGGCCGAGTTGCTGGCCCTGTATGCCGCCAAGATCGATGAAATTGAATTCAGGGGGGCCATCTAATGCTAGGAATTAATCTCAAGGTCGGGGTCGAGGCTACCCTTCAGCGTTTAAACGCCCATAGCAAGGGCCGTCAGTTTGTGGACCTCAAGTTTGTCTGGGGCCACCCGACTGCGGCAATCAGCGAGGGCCGGGGAGGACGGGTGATAGTCTATCTGCCCCATGTCGATGAGGCCAAGGCCGTGCCACAGGGTTTGCTCCACCGCCTTGTTGGGTATGTCTGCCATGAGTTGGGCCACCATTGGTTCACCAAGAGCCTTGTATGGCACAACGCAGTCTTTTCAGCGGGGGGCAACAAGTTCCTGCACGGTCTGATCAATGGCCTTGAAGATCCCCGCATTGAAAAGGCGGTGATCAACTCCGGGTTTGCTAATAACAGTCGCAACCTTTTCGAGGGGCTGGTCAACCATGTCGTGGGTGCTGAGTTGCCACGGGACTTTGACAACATCCCGTTCATTCTCGCCGTGGAAGGTCGTCGTTTAAACGGGTATGGGATTCTCGCCAAGCAGACCTACCAGACGTTGCCTTGGGCATCTGATCTTGAGTGGGCCTTGACTGAGGCACATACCGCCCTTGATACCAAGCGCATCACCGAGATCGCCACCGAGTTAGCCAATCGACTGAAGGGCCGTGAAGATGAGAAGCCAGAGGGCCAGCCCGGTGATGAAGGTGAAGGCGAGGGCGAGGGCGAGGGCGAGGGCGAACCCGGTGAGGGCGGTGAGCAAGGTGAACCCGGTGAGCAAGGTGAACCCGGTGAGCAGGGCGAAGGTAAGGGCGGTGAGGGCGAACCCGGTGATGGTGAGGGCGAACCCGGTGAGGGTGAGGGCAAGGGCGAGGGCAACGGCAAGGGCAAGGGCAAGGGCGAGGGCGAGGGCAACGGTAGGTCGTCTGATCCAACGGACTGGATCAATGATGAAATTGCCGAGCATCAGACCGAGGCCCAGAAAGGGGGCGATGTCAGCATGATTCTTGAACCAACCTTTTACGAATTTAATTAGGGAGAGACCATGAACTTTCAAAATAGTCTTCAGGCGATTGACAACCTTGGTGCAACCCGTGCCAATTTGCTCAAGCTTCTCCGCTCCATTGACACGGTCGGCTGGAACAGGCGTGAAGAGTCGGGCCGACTGGACCGCAGGGCATTCGGGCGGTTCGCTTGCGGTGAGGTCAACATCTTCAGCCGCAGGGATTATGTCGAGGCCGAGTGTGCCGCAGTCGAGGTGCTGATCGATTGTTCTTCCAGCATGGATGACGGGGCGATTGTTCAGGCCCAGCACATTGCGATCAACCTTGGCAACATCTTTGACAAGGCGAGGGTCTCATTTCAGGTTGACGGGTTTAGGTCGGGCGGGAATACGGGCTTGCAGATCGTACCGTTTAAACGCTGGGGCGAGTCATTCCGCAAGGCCGCAAACAAGCTAGGCCAGATCAGTTACTTTGCATCGGGCGGGACTCCCGACTATTCAGCCACGCAGTACGCCATGACCGAATTGTCGAAGCGTCCCGAGGCCAAGAAGATCCTCTTCATCCTGACCGATGCTGAAGGTTTCGGTAGGGCAGACGTTGCCCAGGTCAACGCAACCGCCAAGGCCTTGGGCGTGACGATTGTGGCGGTCGGGATCGGTGACACTAATGTCGAGAACCTGTACACCAATGCGGTCAACGTGCGGTCGATCAAGGATCTGGCAGGGCAAGCATTCAACGCCCTGCTCAAGGCGGTGCGGAAGTGAAGGTCTACGTTGCAATGCACCTGAGTCAGGGGGAGTGGGTTCCCCTTGGCGAGATTCCTCATGCGTTCTCAACAGAAGAAAGCGCATGGAAAGCTTTAGCCATTGCCTACCATGAGAACGATGCGTTTAAACAGGCAGTTGTTTCGATTGACGAAAAGCAGTACCGAGTGGCCCTTGAGGGCTGGTTGAAAAGAGAGGAATAAGTGTTGTACTTATTACACGCTTTCATTGACAAGGTTGTTCACAGTTGTATACCATGTAATCTTTAAAAGGAGGCTCACAAATGGAAAGTGATTTCGATAGCGTAGATCAGGCACTCACAATGCTTGAGTGTGCAGAGGTTGTGCAGGAGTTCGACAACCATGTTTGGGTTCAGATCTCCAAGGATGACTGGGAAGCATTCAACAACGCATTTAACAAGGAGGCTTAGTGAATGATGACAACCGCTATACAGACAGATTTTCCTTACGACATTATTTATCGAAGTGCTACCTATGAACTTGCCAAGCAAGCTGGGTTCAACGATGAAAACATTTGGTCGGTTGTGGAGGGTGATGACAACGTCTTTACCTACGGGCCTCCACATCATTTTATCAACGTCATTTATTGGGTTGTCACTAAAGAGGCCCATGACCACAACACCTACTATGAGGAGGACGAATAATGGCATGGCAACA